TTAAAGAGGACACCGATTTAGCAAACGAAATTGCAAATCAGTATACCAATAAAGCAGAGAAAGCTAATTTGTCAAATGCAGTCAACAATCCTCAACAGACAGAAGCAGACAATTCCCCTTCTTCAAAAGGTAGTGTGCTGTCACGTCTGAGAGTTGCAAGGGCAATTATCGGTACACCTAACTCAGATATGGGAACAGGTGGAGATTCATTAGGAACATTTTTTAAGAAAGAGTTAATTAAATAAGAGAGGTACAGAAATGGGTAGTGGCGGTGGATTAAAAACTATAGCTAACGTTGCAACAGGTGGTGCATACGGAGCTTTATCTTCTTCAAAAGCACAGAAAGATGCGTTAAATGCACAGACAGAAGCTATGGAGAAGGCACAGAGAGCACAGAGAGAAGCACAGGAAAAAGCCTTGAAGCAACAGGAATTAGCACAGGAACAGGTAAATCAAGCTAATGAAAAGGCAAGTCGAGCGACCGCTAATATCAACCGTGATGTGAAGGACACAAAGAACAGTGCGGATTTGACAGGCGGTATTGCTAAGAAAGCTTCAACACAGGGAGCATCACTTGGAAGTGACGAAAGTCTTGGCTTAGACGATGACGAGGATTGGTTTTAATGAGTGAAAATCGTTGGCAAAAAGGCGATTCACGACAGAGGGCGCAGTTAATTATTCAACGCTTTGCAGAGTTGAAAACCAGACGTGCGCCCTTTCTGCATCAGTGGATAGCTGTATCAAAATACATATCGCCTTTCAGCGGGCGATTTGACATTAACGATCATGGAGAGCACAGGTCAAGTGCTTTTATTCTTGACAGTGAAGCTACCTACGACCACAAGATATTAACCTCTGGTTTAATGAGTGGAGCAAGTTCACCGGCTAGAGCATGGTTCAAGTTACAGCCTAAGACTGAGGAACTAGCAGAGAATGACGAAATTATCAAATGGTGTGCTAAGACTGAAAGTGTAATGCAGAAAATCTTTCAACAGTCTAATACCTATAATACCCTTCATTCTATCTACAAGGAGCTAGTTCTTTTCGGTACAGCGGTAGATTTAATCTATGATGATTTGAATAATGTAATTCAGCACCATATCTTAACAGCAGGTGAATATTGTCTTGATACTAATGATAAGGGTGATGTTGATACTCTGTATCGTGAATTTCAGTTAACTACCATTCAAGCGGTTAAGGCTTTTGGTTATAAGGTTTTACCTGTAGAGATTAAAGATGCTTATAACAGAGGTGAGTTAGGTACATATTGGAATTTCTTACACGCTATTGAACCACGTATTGACCGTGACGTTGAAGCACACGATGTACGTAATAAGGCATGGGGAAGCTACTACCTGTCACTAGGCACATCAGAACAGGGTATTCTTAAAGAGAGTGGTTTTGATTACTTCCCTGTGATTGCGCCCCGTTGGGATATTCTTGGTATTGAGCCTTACGGTACATCTCCGGCACAAGAGATGTTACCCGATATTAAGCAGTTACAACAGGAAGTTTTGAGAAAGGCAGAGCTGATTGAGAACTATACTAAACCACCTCTGCAAGCCCCATCTTCTGCAAGACAAAATCCTATCATGATGTCTAGTGGTGCGATTAACTTCACACAGACTACAGGTACAGATCAAGCTATTAGGCCTATTATCAGTTCAACGGGTGATTTAAACGCCTTGATACAGGATATTGCATCTATTCGTGAAAGCATCAGACGTGGATTCTATGTTGACCTGTTTATGATAGTACAGCAGACAGCGGGCGATAGACGTACTACCGTTGAGATTAACGCACTCCAACAAGAGCAGATGTTATCACTTGGCCCTGTAATGGAGCGTATGCAGAACGAGCTACTTGGAAAGCTAGTTATGATTACTTTCCAAAAGATGCTTGAACGTGGTGCGATTCCAGAACTACCGGCTGAATATCAAGATGGTATTCCTTTAGATATTGCCTTCACCTCTGTGTTAGCTCAATCTCAGAAAGCCGTTGATATTAACACTGTAGATAGATTTACTTCTGCGGTATTTGCATCGGCACAGGCTATTCCAGAGATTATCGACCGTATCGACCCAGATGGTTACATAGATGAATACGTGGCACGTCTTGGTGTTGCACCTAAACTGATACGCTCAAAAGAAGAAGCTGAGAAGATTAGACAGCAGAGGGCACAGGCACAACAGGCACAACAGGAACAGGCTGAGAGTATGTTGGCAACTCAACAGCAAGAGCAAATGGCACAGGCACAAAAGACAGGTGCAGAAGCAAGTCTAGCGATGCAACAGCTTGATGCACTTGGCGGGGGAGCGATGATTTAATGAAAGACTTTGAACAAGAGATCCTTGAAAAAGCAAGAGCAAAAGAAATAGAAAAGGAGAATAAGGATAGGTTAAGGGCTTTTGCCCTTGCCTTAGAAACCGCAGACGGACAGACAGTTTTGGCGGAAATACTAAGGTTATGCCCTATCAATGAGGAAGTATTTTCTAGTGATCCTTGCCAGACAGCATACAACTGTGGGCGTAGGTCAATAGGTTTAGCGATTACTTCGTTAGTAAATAATACAAATAAAAATATTATGATAAAGAAAAAAGAGGACTAAATTATGTCAGATAGTGTTGCAAGTTCTACAGGTTCAACTAATTCTGCTACTAATGTAGCAAATAGTGGTGATAACGGTGCAAATGCACAGAACAATACAAATGTTAATAGTAGTGTTGACAATCAGAATATAAATGATTCTCAGCAGAATAATGAGGGTCAGCAGAATACAGACGGTTTAGACGGTCTGTTTGATGATTCTAAGCAGAATGAGAACGGTCAGCAGAACACTAACATTCCAGAGAGTTATCAGTTTGTTGATGCAGACGGAAATGATTTAGGTTTAGATGCTGAAACTCAGAAGGGCTTTAGTGATGCCTTTAAGGACTTAGGGTTATCACAGGAGCAAGCTACAAAAGCCATTGGATTATACATGGCTGATATTAAACAGCTTGCAGAAACAATGGTTAGCGAAAACGAAGCTCAGCAGAAACAGCAGATTGCAGAATGGCGTAAAGCAGTTGCGAACGACCCAGAGTTAGGCGGTCAGAATTTAGCACAGACTAAGCAGAACATCGCTAATGTTATGAATAAGTTTGGCAACGATGAACTAAAGGCATATCTGAATAGCGGTGCGGGTTACAACCCTGTGATTATCAAGCTACTCAATGCTGTAGGTTCACAGCTAGGAAATGACTCACAATTTATAAACGGTAAAGGTGGAAATGGCGGTGCAGAGGAAAGCTCATACGAAAGAGCTAAGAGATTATACCCTAATTCCCCTTCACTATGGCGTTAATGATTTTTGATATTTTTGTTAGAAACAGGAGCAAATAATGGCAGTAGTATCAACACCGGCAGTCGCTACAACTAATAGACTGTCACAGGCAGAGTTACTAAAGCGTATCGACCCTAAAGGTAATTTAGCCGATATTGCAGAGGTACTTAACGAGAGCAACGAGATTATCCAAGACGTAGTTCTAAAAGAAGGTAATTTAGAGACAGGCGATCAACAGACAATCCGTACCGGCTTACCAGAGATTTATTGGAGACAGATGAATCGTGGTGTACCTTCAAGTCATTCAACAACCGCAGTTATCACTGAAACTTGTGGCTTAATGTCTGCACGCTCAGAGATTGATAAGAAGGTTGTAGAGCTGAATGGTTTAACCGCTTCATTCCGTAAAGACGAGGAGAAGCCATTTATTGAAGCTATGGGTCAAGGTCTGGCTAAGACTTTATTCTATGGCGATGCAAGAAAGGTATCAGAAGGCTTTACCGGCTTCGCTACCCGCTATTCAACTACCGACAGAACTGTAGCCGATTGTGCTAAGAATGTTATTGATTGCGGTGGTGTAGGCGGTGATGGCAAGAAGCTAACCTCTATCTATATCGTAGGTTGGGGTGACAATGTTTATTGTCCTTATCCTAAAGGTTCAAAAACCGGCTTACAGGCTATGGATATGGGTCTACAGTATGTTGACGATGATAAGGGATATAAGTTCCCAGCATACGTTACCGATTATGAGTGGCACGTGGGCTTGATGGTTCGTGATTGGCGTTATGTAGTACGTCTAGCTAACATTGATCCAGACGAACTCATGAACGGTACAGGCATGGGAAGTGGCAATATCAAGACCGGCAATAACATCTTAACTAAGATTGAAATGGCTTTAGGTCTAATCCCATCAGCCGGTAATACTCAGTTACGTATGTATATGAACGGTGACGTACAGGCGGGTCTAAACGCTGTATCTACCCGTACCAACATACAGGTAATTACTTATCAGAACGCTACTCAGCAGTATGGTAAGCCTTCTTCTTGGTCTAACTTCTTAGGTGTACCTCTAAGACGTGTTGATCAGATTTCAAATAACGAAACTAAGGTTGCTTAGAGGGGAGTTT